GGAGCTGAGGGGGCGGATCTGCGGCAGGTGCCGCTATGAGCTGGAGGCAGACAGCCAGGAGGTGCTGGACGACATCTGCGCCGGGTGCACCATCCGGGCAGACCTGGAGGCCATCGCGGGGAGGGGGACAGAATGAGCGAGAGCTACATGAAAAAGGGACTGGAAGCTCAGAAACCCACGGAGGTTATGGCGGAGGGGCTGCGGTTCTATGCGAACGAATTCCTCCGATGGGGCATCGGGAAGCCCGCAGAGGACACTCCCCTGATCCTGGCCGCCGTCAAGCTGGCGCTGTCGCTGCTGGAGGGGCAGCTGGACCAGAGCACGCGCAGAATGTACGATGTGCTCTGCCAGAATTTCTCGGCTATTGGGATACCGAATGCGAAGAAAAAATAAAAAATGCCCCGGCGGAGACGCGAACTCCGTCGGGGCGGCGGCCAATGAGAGGCCGACTATCCAGTACACCCCTATTATAGCAGGTAGGGGCGGGAATGTAAATAAGGAGGAGCCAAGTGAATATGATCTACGCCCAAGAATCACTCGTTGACGAGATCATCGTGGACAACTTCGCGGGCGGGGGTGGTGCGTCAACCGGGATTGAGCTTGCCACGGGCAGGCGGGTGGCAATCGCCATCAATCACGACCCGGACGCCATCCGGATGCACCGCACAAACCACCCATACACCGAGCACTTGCAGGCGTCCGTATGGGATGTGGACCCGGTAGCCGAGTGCCGGGGCCGTCCGGTAGGGCTGGCGTGGTTCTCGCCGGATTGCAAACACTTCTCCAAGGCAAAGGGCGCGGCATTGGTAGACCGGAAGATTCGTGGACTCGCTTGGATTACGCTGCGCTGGGCGGCAAAAGTACGGCCCCGGGTCATCATCCTGGAAAACGTGGAGGAGTTTCAAACCTGGGGGCCTGTGCGTAGAGGTAAGCCGGTGAAGAAGCTGGCAGGAACGACTTTCCGGAAGTTTATCAGCCAACTGGAGGCGCTGGGCTACACCGTGGAGTTCCGGGAATTGGTGGCGGCGGACTACGGAGCGCCGACCTCCCGCAAACGCTTTTACCTGATTGCCCGTTGTGACGGGCAGCCTATTGTATGGCCGAAGCCTACCCACAGCAAGACCGGTGCAGATGGCCTGCCCAAGTGGCGCAGTGCGGCGGAAATCATCGACTGGAGCCTGCCATGCCCATCGGTATTTGCATCCAAGGCAGAGATCATGGCTACATACGGCCTGAAAGCCGTGCGGCCTCTGGCGAAGAACACCATGCGGCGGATTATTCGAGGGGTGGACAAGTTCACCGTCCGCAGCGGCAAGCCGTTCATCGTACAGCAGAAATTCCAGAACGCTGCGCAGAACATCGAAAAGCCATTGACGACTGTTACGGCGGTAGGAGCGCATGAATTGTGCAAGCCGCTGCTGGCTCCCGTGACGGTGACCAACACCAGCAACAGCGTGGGGGCGACTGTCGGCGAACCGATGAACACGGTGAGAACCGGCGGAGGCGGCGGCCAAATGCTGGTGACACCGTTCCTTTCGGAATGCAACCATTCCGGCGGCGGTCATATCGCGCCCGTGGGAGATGCATACAAGACCATCACCGCAAGGCATACGGGCGGCATTGTGGCTCCGTCCCTGATCCAGTACCATACAGAGCAGACGGAGAGTGTCCGGGCGTCCGGGCTGGGTGCGCCCATCAATACCGTGGACGCCTCCAACCGCTACGGCCTGACCTGCGCAAATCTGGTGGAGTATTACACAGGCGGCAGACCGCTGGACATTACGGACGCTATGCACACGGTAACAAGCCATGATCGTGAGGCCGTGGTGGCAGCCCATGTGGTGAAGTTCAAGGGCGACGACCTGGGGCACGGCATGAAAGAGCCGATGCAGACAGTGACCACCAGCGCCGGGGAGTTTGCCGAATGCGTGGCATACATGGCGAAGATGCACGGCGGTGATAACTTGGGACACTGGCCGGAGATACGCGCCCTGCTGAATGAGTTCTGCGGCTACACGCTGGCGGAGGACGAGGTGCTTCTGCTGGAGATCAGCGGCGCACTGTACTACATCGCGGATATCGGACTGCGAATGCTGTCGCCCCGTGAGCTGTACAACGCGATGGGGTTTCCACCGGATTACATCATTGACCGCGATTACGAGGGCAACGAGTACAAAAAGAGTGCACAGGTGGCCCGCTGCGGAAATGCCGTGTGCCCGCCCATGGCGACGGCTTTGGTGAGGGCAAACCTCCCGGAGTGGTGCGGGGCGGAGATCACGACCATGGCGCAGCTGACGGACTGTGTGGCGGTGTGAGGAAAATTATGAATACAGAAGTTATGTTTTCCAGCGACAAGAGCTGTTGGGAGACGCCACGGGCGTTATTCGAACAATTGGACGCAGAGTTCCATTTCACATTGGATGCTGCTGCCAGTGATGAAAACCACAAGTGCGGGTGGTACTTTACGGAAAAGGAGGACGGCTTGCGGCAAAACTGGGGGGGCGAGACGGTGTTTTGCAACCCTCCGTACGGAAGCCGGGAAACCGGGCTGTGGACAGAGAAATGCTGGCGCGAGGGCCAGAAGCCGGGCACAACGGTGGTTCTCTTGATCCCGGCACGCACGGATCGCGCCAGTTTTCACGATTACATATTGGGGAGCGCGGAAATACGATTTCTACGCGGGCGGCTGAAGTTTGAACTATCTGGGCGTCCTGCGGGGACGGCACCTTTTCCGAGCATGATAGCGATTTGGAGAGGAGGAAGTACATGAAAGTTTACATTGCCGGGAGAATCACCGGGGACCCGCGTTATCGGGAGAAGTTTGCCGAGGCGGAGGCTGCGCTGCGGGAGGTGGGGCATATCCCGCTGAATCCTGCGGTGCTGCCGGAGGGCATGGAGGCGGAGGACTATATGCGCATTTGCACCGCCATGCTGGATTCCGCTGACGCCATCGGTCTGTTGGGCGATTGGACGGACAGCCCCGGGGCCAAACTGGAGCTACACTATGCCGACTATGCGGGAAAGAAGACCGTGGACCTGTGGAAGATGTTGGCCGTACGGCGGAGTACGGAGGTGCGGAGTACGGAGGTGCGGGAGGAGAATGTGGGCCGAGTCCCCGCAGACACCGACCCAGCCCTGATCGCTGCCCTGCGGTGTTCAGCCACGGTGGGCGGTGACAAGGACTGCGCCCACTGCGCGTATGGCCAGCGCACGGGAGACCTACTTTCGCCAGATGACCCTCCCGTCATGCGACTATTGGAGGATGAGTATTACTGCGACTGCGACCGGATGGTGCTGGACGCTGTGCGGCGCTTGGAGGATCTGACGGGGGTGGACGGCAATGGCTAAGCCCAGCGCATTCATGCGCCAGATGCAGGCCAATCAGGAGCGCAACATGCGCCTGCAACGACTGTTCACGATTCAGCAGTGCGAGGATATGGCAATCATCACGCTGGGCCAGGATTTCGGCTTTGGCCCCAAGCGGGCCGCCGAGTTCCGGGCCAAGTGCCGGGAGACCTTCGCCGCCTACGCCGAACTGTGTATTGAGAACGCAAAGGGTGATCAGCAGATGGATTATACCAAGGGTTGCATTGACCGGGAGCTGCAGCGGATCCTCGGCGACGCCGCCCAGCCCTGGGAGGAGCGGTACCCAAAGGAGGTGTTTGGGTGAAGCCTGTGCGGATGAAGGGCGCTACCGTTTTTGAACAGTGCTGTCACAAGGTTTTCAGTGGGCGTGGATATGTCCCGCGCCGCTCCGGCGTGGCCTGTGGGCGCTGCGGGCAGGAGCTGTGGACGTATTACTGCGAGGACCGCTTGTCCCTTGTCGAGTGCCCGCAGTGTAGAATTAAGGCTCTGGTGGAGGCTCGAAACCCAAAGGATGCGGCGTATATGGCGCTCGGCGGCGTTAAGGAGGCGGAGTGATGACCTGCAACATACTGCAAGGCGACGCGCTGGAGCTGCTGCGGACGCTGCCGCCAGAAAGCGTACATACCTGCGTGACCTCCCCGCCCTACTATAATTTGCGGGATTATGGAGTGGAGGGACAGATTGGGAACGAGGGCAGCGTGGAGGAATACCTGCAGGCGCTGGTTGCCGTTTTCCGCGAGGTTTGGCGGGTGCTGCGGCCAGACGGAACCATGTGGGTCAACATGGGCGACAGCTACGCCACAAGATCGGGCAACCAACCGCCGACGAACACCCGCAATTCCAAAGGACACACCGAGAAGCGCACACCACGGGGGTATAAGTACAAGGACCTGATTGGCATACCTTGGCAGTTGGCCTTTGCCCTCCGGGCGGATGGGTGGTATTTGCGGCAAGACATCATTTGGCAGAAGCCGAACTGTATGCCGGAGAGCGTAAGCGACCGATGCACAAAGTCACATGAGTACATCTTCCTGCTGTCAAAGTCAGCGCACTATTATTTTAACGCGGCGGCAATCAGAGAACCGGTCACGTCGGCCAAAGGAAACGCAAGAACGTTTCGCGGCGGTGGAGCCTATACCGGTGGTCAATCTCACGACAACAGCGCACGGGTGGAGCGTGAGAGCCACGGGAACAGCGAAAACGAGGCGGGGCGCAGGAACAAGCGGAGCGTCTGGAGCGTAAGCA